CCCGCCACGTCCCAGTCCCCGTACAGGGTAGAATCCATGCGGTAGGCAAATTTCCCGGCACCGGCCACATACACCACGCTGCCTCCCGGCTTCGTACACTTGTCAGGTAAAACGTTTCCGGTCTCCATCCATGAGGAAAAGCGTACCGTAGCTCCGCCCACGGCTGCAGTCGTAGCCTGTTCCACCTTGGCTGCGGCATTCTCTGCCTTGGTTGCGGCTTCGTTGGCCTTTGCTGCGGCTTCCGTGGCGGCCTGCGTCTTGTCCGTAAGTCCGGCTACGGCTCCTTCCGCTTTCTTGGCTGCGGCCTCGGCACGCGCGGCGGCATCGTTCGCAGGCTTACCTATCAGTTCCAGAGGTACGTTCACCATTTTCCCGTCCTTCTCGCCTGGCAGTGATTTCACACCGCTCAGCGAGGCAACGGTCTCCAGCTCCTCCACACCGGTAGAAGATTGGAGCACACGGTCCAGCACTTCCTGAACCAGTTCTTCTTGCGTCATTTCCGCCATAAGCCTATCCCTCTATCAGTTTTACAACTTGTGAATAGCACCCCGGTGTAAGTCCGGAAACCGCTTCCTTTATCAATACCGCGTCTTCCGCCGTTATATCAATCTCCTTGGCGGCATCCATTATCTGCATGCACAAGCGGTATGCCCGTAATTTCTTGTCGGCATCTGTCTGTTGGTTACCACTCGGACGAATCCCCGTCCCATTGAACAAGCATTGCGCTACAATACGGCCTACAATTTGCGTCTCACCATTGATCCGCAACGGTTGGCCGTCAAAATCCTTAAAACTGTCATAAAATTTCACTTTCATATCTCAACCGAATTTATAATACGTTTTTCATGCCCACTACAATGCCGTTAACCACCTCAAGATTATAGTTGTTGGCTAACATGCCGGATTCACTTTTTATACTCCATTTAAAGTTCCCTGTAACCCCTTTTCTGTATGAATAAGTGCCGTCATTGCCAAGCGTCCATCCAGTGCCGAAATTGTTCGAAAGTATATCTCCGCAATACACAGCACCGTTCACATGAACACCGCCGTCAAAATATCCGGCATAGGTATTCCCCATTACCGGGAAAGTCTGCCCATCCGATTTGCTGGAAGCGTATATGGCAGCTCCTCCCGGATTCGATCCAACGGACTTCACGCCAAAACGTCCTTGCGTCGCCGCATTGAATGAAACATCTACCACACCCTCCATACTGTCGTTGGAAATTCCCAACTTCAAACTGCGCGAGTCGTTGCCGAAATAGTCTCCGGCTTTCCAGTACAGTCGTCCGGATTCAAGCGTAAAGCCTCCAATCTTTCCGTCATAGGCATATACTGAACCATATATTTTTGCATTGCTGGTTTCAATGCTTCCGTCTTCTAATATCTTGAAGTTACCGTTTGCTGTCACCAGTCCCTCCAGCTGTATATTGTCGGCTGTCAGCTTGATTTTGCTCACCGGGTTGCCCTGTTCGTCCGTATCTTCCACACAGACCCCGATAAGGGCCACCTTGCCGCTGGCATCCTGGGCATACAGTCCGGCACCCTCCGGCTTCACCACCAGTCCGGTTTCTTTCAGAGCTTCACCGTCCTTGTCAAACACCGCCGCTGAAATCTTCACCAGCCTGTCGCTCTGTTCAAACAGTGTACGATATTTATAGGCCAGTGCGTCCGCCTTGTTGGTGCTGAACACCAGCAGCGATATGTAAATCACGCCAGTAAACGACAGCTTGAAGTCGCCCGTTCCGTTCCATAGCCCGTCCAGCGTGAACATCTTCTCCCCGCCCACGGGCAGGTCTTCTTCATGGCCGAACATGTTGAAGTTCTCAAACCCGGTTTTATCGGCATTCACGAACTCTACCTTCAGTTTCCCGGCTTTGATAACCCGGTAGCTGAACGACAGATACACCACGCCGGGCACCCGTTCGCCCTGGCTGTTCGTCTGCCGGTACTCCGGTATCAGGCGGAAGTCTTTCAGCCTTTGCATGATGTAATTGTTCCTGATATAGGCATAAGGCACCTTGCCGTCGGTCCGTATCTCGGCATGCCCGTCCGGCTTCGTGCCGTAGGGGCCGCCGTTCGCCCATATCCAGCGTCCGCCCAGGGTGAACAGCGTAGCCTTGCCGCCCGTCTTCCATTTGTCCATGCCGTCGGCAAAACTGCTGTTGTCCAGATAGCTCTGGTCTTCGCGTATTTCCTTGCGCAAGCCTTCCACGGCCGAATGGATTTTGCCCTCGGTTATCTCAAACCGCGTCAATATATCCTCGCCCGTCATCAGTACGAACGTACCCTTCAGCCAGACGTTGTCGGCATACAGGCCGTTTCCCTTCGGTTGGTTGTCTGCCGGGAAAGCGCTGCTCCTGATGCCGTCCAGCTTGCCTAGCCGGCAGCGCAGGCAGCCGTTGAAGTTCTTCGCCTTCACTCCGTCCAGAATGTCTATACGGGGCTGACCGTCCTCCGTGGCCGCAATGGATATAAGGTTCTGTCGGAGCGGGTTTTCCGTGTTGCCCATCAGCACGCACTCATCGCCCGCCTCCGGCTTCACCCCGCCAAACTCGCTTACCGGGACCATCACCCCGCCGGCTATCACCGAGGCCACCTCCACCCAGTATGCTTTTAATTTCTTGCCACCCGTAACCGCACAGCGCATCAGGTCATGGGCCACAAAGCCCGATTCCTGCTCAAATACGATGCGGTAGTTGTCGCCCAGCTTCACCACGTCCTTGATCTTGCCGTTGGCTGCCGACACTACCAGTTGGCCGCACACGCTGCGGGCCTTCTCTATCAGCAGTTCCAGCGCCACCAGGCTTTGCCGGGCAGTCACTTTGTCCACCGTCAGGCTCGTCAGTCCGGTCAGCTGGTCAATCCACAGTTTCCAGCCCTCACCGGTCAGCCCGTCCACAAACTCCGTGCTGCGCAACAGTTCGCGGATCACGGCGGTCAGGTACTCGGCATTACCCTCACCGTCCACGCCGCCGCATGGCTTGCCGCCGGCAGTCTCGCCAAAGGTCACGCCCTTCAAAAAGCGGATGGGCTCTTTGGCCGTGCCCGGCTGATTCTTATTCAGGAACTCTTTTTGGCTGCGCCTGGCTGAAAACAGGTTGTTGTCCGTGGGTAGCGTCTTGTCCCAGCTTCGTATGATGTCCGGAAGGGCAGCGCCTTCCGTCTTCGTTTTCGTATAGCTTTTCAGCGCGCCTATGCTGTCCGTCACCCTGTCAAACTTGCCCACCTGCAGCGCATCGCTTATCTCTATGTCCATCTGCCCGGGTTCGTTCACCTTGCGGCTTATTTTGGTGATACGGCTCTGCCGGTATCCTTTTTCCGGGAAATACTTCCGGCTTTCCAGCTTAACCCGCCGGCCCACATACAGGTCTATGCCGTGTTCCTCCATATACACCGGGTCTGTCGGCGCTTTGTAGGCGGCAATGTCCAGCCAGTGGTCCCGGTTGTACTCCTCAACGGCTGCCGCAAATTCCTCTTCTGCCAGCCGGTAATACTCATCCGGCATCCGGATGTTCCAAAGAATATAGGTGTCACCTGTCCGTGGCACCAGCTTGCCGCCCGGCAGCTGCGTGTCATCATCGTAGGGCCAGATGTTAATCAGCTCAAATTCCCTCGCCGCGCTGTCATAGTTCACCTCAAAGTAGTGGTCATCGCTCTCTCCCAGTCCGGCCAGGTCGCCCGTCCGGAACGACACGCGTTTCGTCTCACCGGCCAGTTCGTACATGTTGGGGTCAAAGTCCAGTCCGCTGTCCCTAAAATAATAGACAGTAAATTTCTTCCCCTCATCGCCTGTTACCACCTCGCTGCGTACCCAGCTCACCGTACCCACCCGGCGGGGGTAGATGCCGCTGAAGGCTTCCTGCTCGTAATGGTCATAGATGCCGTATTCCTCCACGCCCTGCTCTATGTACTTCTTCCCGCCGGGTAGCATCAGCCTCGGGCTGCCGTATTTCTCCGCATCGATGTTGCGGGTCGAGCCTATCGGGAACAGGCGCGTATAGAACTTGGCCGTGTTGCCGGTGTCTCTTTCCAGCGAGGTCAGCCCCTTGCCGTAGCCAAGGGTGATTTCTTCCCCGTGTTCGCAGCGGCACACGTTCACCGTCTGCCCCTCAATCCACCATTCCACCTTGCCGCCCGCCTTTTCAGCGATGGCTTTCAGCGCTTCGTCGCAGTACATGCCCTCGTAGTCTATCGTTATCAGCTCCGCACCTTCCACCGTACCCACCTTCCAGTCGGTAATGTGGCCCATGCCGTCATTTATAGCCTTCACCACCATCGCCACATGCTCGCGGGGCGTGGCCGTCAGTGTAAACAGGGGGTTCGTGTCCCCGTCCGTCGTCTCCAGCACCAGGAACCGCTTAATAAGGCTCTCCACGCCGTACAGCTTCAGGTCATAGTCCCACTCACCCTCGTTCACCTGCTTCGGCGTGTAGCGTTCCGTCAGCCAGTACCGCTCGCCCAGATAATCCGTGTAGCCGTTCACGTCCAGGGGCAGGAAGTCATAGTAGCTGAACGACAGGGAAAGCACATTGTCCCCCTGCACCTCCTTGCTCTGCGTCGAGCTGTCGTTCACAGCCACGTCCGCACGCTTGGTCCCGGCTTTGTCATATATCGTTAGAAGCATATTCCAATAGCGTTTTAATGGTTATATAATAGGTTTCGGTTCCCTGAACTTCACCCGGAACTTTCCCGCATGCACGCCTTCCGTCCACAGATAGGTCAGCGGGGTAAACTTCGTGCAGTCGGCATACTTCACCCTCAGCTGCAGGTCCAGCTGGGGGAAACGGATCTCCAGCCAGCCGTCCTTTCCCTGTTTCAGAAAATTCACAAATGCAAAGTACCGCTTCATCCAGCCTGTCCGGGTCTTGTTGTACAGGGCAAAGTGCAGTGTCACGTCCCGCGCCTCATTCCGTGGGGTCAGCACGGCGCTGTATTTCTCCCCGTGCTCCTCCCGTATGTCCACGGCCGTATCCTTCTTTGCCCTGCTCGGGGTCAGGATGGCCGTCAGGTTCTCCATGCCGCCGCGCCGGTCTTCCACCAGAAACACACCGTATTCCGTCCAGATGTCCGTGCCGTTCACCAGCACCAGTCCGCTCAATATATCAGCCATATCACTTCACTTTTAGTCCGTCACGTATCATTTTCTTTATCACTTCCTTCAGTTCGCCCAGGTGTCCGGCGCTCACACCGGTGTTCTCGGCTATCCGTGCCAGGTGCCCTTCCGCCGTGTCCATCTTCTCCACCACGCTTTCCAGCCGGTCGTCCATGCTGCTCCAGTGCTGCAGCCCGCTGGTGAACATGCCCTCCAGCTTCATGCCCTGGTCCTGCGTCATGGCCGTAAAGCCGCCCGCTTTCGCTGTTTGGCTGACGCCGCCGGCTTCGGTCCTGTCGTAGCCCGTAGCGGCAGCCAGGTTGTTACGCAGGGCAAGGGCTTCATCCACATATTGCATGTACTCTTCCGTCAGCGCGTTCCGTTCCGCCTCCGTCAGTTCGTTGTCCTCCATGGCCTTGCCGAACTTCTCCCACCAGCCTTTCAGCTTTTCGCTGTACATCTCACCTATTTTGTTGCTCAGCATCGCCCGCATAAAGTACTCCGATATGTCCTCCGCCGCATCCTTGGCACCGTACTTCATGTTCATCAGGTTGTCGATAAAGCTGCTGTACATCCCGTCAAACGAAATGCCCGTCAGTCCTTCATACAGTTGTTCGGTCAGTTCCTCCAGCTTGCCGGCCTGCGCTATGTAGTCATCCAACTTCTCGGTCAGTCGCCCGCCGTAACCGCCCTTGCCGGTATTCTGTATCTGCGTCCACATGTCCACGTTGCTACGCAGCGCCTTCATCTCCTCCGGGCTCAGGCTCCACAGGTTCCCGTCCCACTGGCGGCCTATCTGTCCGCTCAGTTTGTCTATCTGCGCCTGGCTGAAGCCGCTCCAGTAGTAGTTCCAGCTGTGGCGTTTCCCGTGGTAACCCGCCTGCGCCATCGCCATCTGCCGGTAATTCAAGTTCGTTTCCTGCTGCATCTTGTACGCGTCGCGGTAAGCGGCTACGCTCTTTGTTCCCTTGCTCTGTTTGATGCTGTCGGTCAGGTCCTCAATCGAGGCCTGCAGCAGCTCGTTCCGTTTGGTCAGCCGCTCCATGGTAGCCTGCACCTTTTTGGCATTGCTGCCGTTCCAGTTAATGATACCGCCCAAACTGAACACCTGCTTTACCGCACCACCCAGAGCCTTGATGCCGCCGGTCAAAATGCTCATAGGCCGCGTCAGGTCTATGCTTTCCAGCCCGTCCAGCGTCTGCCCCATACCCTCCAGCCATTCGCCCATCCATTCGGGGGGATCGATGCCGAACTGTTCCACCAGCCCAAGCAAGTCTTTCGCAGCGCCAACGTATTCCTTCACCTGGCCCACACTGTTATGCAGGGAGTCGGTGGCCTCGGCCAAAGCCTTCTGCTTTGCGTTTCGGGCGGCATCCAGCGTAGCCTTGGCATTCTGTTGCTCGGCTTCTGTTCCTTCCCTTACAGCATTATTATATGCCTCCTGCGCTTCCTTGACCGATAGGGTTGTGGCTTTCAACTGGATTATTGATGTTTTCAACGCTGCAAATGGATTGCGTTCGTTCAGTTTCTTGTCAATGGAATCTATCGCACGTACCAGGTCTTTCAGACTGTCCGGCTGCAGATCCTTTTGTGTATCGATATATTCCTTCAGACGGGTACGGAGGGACTGCAGGCTTTCCGTAGATACTTTGTCAAGGTCCCCGAAGACGGCTTCCCAGTCCAAACCTTTCTTCAGTTCCTCCATATCCAGATCTGCCATCTTTTTCTTCAATTCTTCTTGAAGTATTTTCTTACCGCCTTCTGTGGTGGCTGCCGCAATACGTTTTTCATACTCCTGCGTAATGGCCAGTTTCTTTTCCTCGTAGCTGCCATACTCCGACAAGTAATCACGCATGGCTTCGGCTTCTTCCTCGAAGGTGGCCGCAATGGCTGCACTACGGTTCTTGTTGTTTGAATCACGTGCTCCAACAAGGGCATCCGTCTGTTCCGGGGTCAATCCGTTCCCACCGGTGGAAATGCCGGCATCCTTGTTCTCACGCTTCCAGTCGGCTTCCTGCCGGTTTATTTCTTCTTTCCGCACGTTATAGTCATATTCGATTTGTGCCAGTTTCTTTTCTGTTCCGGCTTGCATGCGGTCTATCTCTTCCTTCCGGTTTTCATTCTGCAGGGCGGCAAGCTCCTTCGCCAGTCTGCGTTCTGTTGCCAGCCGTTGTTTGGTTTCTGATTTTGGGTCTGTCTCCGGGATATATCCACCGATATTTCCTTTCTTAGCTGCTTCTGCTGCTTTCTTTACCTCTTCCTCAGCTTTTTTCAAATAGCCGTCACGTTTGTCTTCTGCATTTTTCAACAGTATGTCATAAGCTTCCTGATCATGTTTCTTGATAGCAGCCTGTGCGTCATAGAACTGCCCGGATTCTGCCATACTTGACTGCATGATATATTGTCCCCATTTCCCGAAAAAGCCCATGGCGCTTTCCGCCTCTTCCGGTTTCTGCGCCTTGATCTTATTCACCTCTTCATCGGCTTCTGCAGCCTTTTTTACAAGGTTCTGGACATTGGCCTGGTGCAGAAGAACCTGTACATAGTCCTCGCTCTTTTGGATAAGGGTATCATACCATTCGGAAAGTGTTTTATAATACCCGAAAGATACCCCGTACTTGCGGTTCAGTTCCTCTACCTTCGCCTTTTCCTGTTCCTTGCTTCCGGTGAAGTTCTTTATCTCATCGATGACCGATTTCAGTTCGAAGCGGGTACGCACCATCTGGGCACGGCCGTCCTTCTCTATCTCGGTCATTTCCTTCAGCGAGATGTTGAATTCATCCACGCCTTTCTTGGCGCTGAACAGACTCTTCGTCCAATCACGGATTTCATTACCGTACATCACCAGCAGCATGATGCCGGTGGTCATGGCCGTCTGCCAGGAAAAAAGTGAGGACAGAACCTGCTTCCATACCGGTGTGCCTTTTTTGCCGGACTTCTGCAGCTCATCGTATTCTTTCCTTGCACGAGCAAGTTCGTCCGTAAATATCGGCAGGTTGTTGGAAATGGCCAGAAAGAACATCTGCGGTCCCATAGCCAAAGAGGGCATTTCACGCGCCATCTGCTGGATGCTGTTGTGAAGCCCGTTGAACTGACGCTGTGCATTGGGCATGTCTGCAGGGGTGACCTGCACGGATTCTGATTCCTCCTGCAGCAGTTTCAGTTTGCCGCGCAATTCATCAAGCTGCTTCTCCAGTGCATGGATTTGCGCGATATTGGCACTCTGGTCCAGATTGGGCGCAGCCGTCTCCCCGGCAAGGCGCAGCCTCTCCAGTTCAGCCTCCAGCAGTCTGACGGTATTACGCAGTTCCAATGCCTCACGCTCGGCCTTGTTCATGCCGGGCGTAAGTTTGTCCTTCATCAAAAATTCAACTTCTACAGGTTTGCTCATTCCAGTTTGCTTTGAAAAAATCCTACTATATCGTTCGCCTCATCCTCGGCGCTGCGCTCCGGGTGGCTGTCACACTTACCGCCTTGCTTCTGCCGCACATACCGCGGAGCGTCGCTCAGCATCAGTATCAGCGTCTGCCAGTTCACTCCGTCCAGAATGTAGTCCACACTCCAGCCAGTCGCACTCGCTATCTGCCACACGAAGCCGAAAGGGCTATGTGAACCTTCATACCGGGTTCCTAACTCCCCATCATTCTCTGGCTCAGTCTCGGACTCATCGGGTTCGCCCGAGCCGCCGAGCTGATAATACGCATAAAATCCTTCGTGCCCATCAAGTGTTCAAATGTCTGGAACATGGCCGTCAAATAGCGCCACTCCACGAAGTTCCGCAGCACCCACGCCGTCACACCGATACCCACATGCCGCGACACATAGCCCCCGCATACCGTATAAGCCAGCATTCGGCTCACCGCCTTGCCATGTTCCGCCACAAAGGCCAGCTCCTCGGTCTTGTCTTTAGCCTTCCACCCGGGCTCAACACCCATCCTCAGGTATTCCCTCGCCAGCAGAATCTGCCCGCGCAGTCTCGGACGCTTCATCGTCACGCGTACCTCCAGCGGGCGTTTCAGCCAAGGCAGTTTCCACCTTTTAAGAGGAACGGACACGCCGCTGTCCAGCAGCGCGTCCGCACACTCCATTTCTATCAGTCGGTCCAATCGGTTGTCCATTTCCGCTCAATTTTAGCCCGCAGCATCGGCAATCTTATACGGAGCACCGCCTTCCGTTGGTTTGTTGATCTTCAACTGGCATTCCACCTTCGACACCTCCGTCAGCGTCAGCTTACCGCCCAGATTGGCCAGAATCACGCCGTTGGGTATCGTCATAGTCTGTCCGCTCACAAACTTGATTTCCCACTTGCCCGACAGCTGAATCAAATCCTCCGGAGCCTCCCACGAGGTCGGACTCTCATCATTCGGGCTCAGTTTGCCGCCAAGCACCGCCTTCAGGTTCTTGTAATCCAGCTGAATCAGGTTAAACGTAGGGCTCACCGTGCCATTCTTTTGCAGCAGAGTCAGTACCGGGGCATCCGGCACCTGTTCAGCTTCAATGTCCACGCTCTCCGGCTTCTGTCCGCCCCAGTCCCAGCTGCCTTTTTCAATGTAACCTATCAGTTGCTCGCCAAATTTCACGCTCGCAATGCCATAAATAAAATTCTTGTTCATTGTCTCTTTACTTTGATGGTTAATAACACACCGGCCATCAAGCCGGCCAATACACCTGTGATAAACGTCCCCATCCAGTTCGGGGGGCGTTTCTCTTCCATTTGAACGTCATTCCGAGTTTCATTCCTAGTCTCGTTTCGGATGCGGGTCAGCTCTTCTTCATACCACAGCACCAGCTGTTGCAGGCTGTCACACGAGGCTTCAGCCACAATGTTCCCCTTACCATCAGTCCCCACAGTCAGGTTGGCCTGTCCGCTCTTGCCGCTATACACCGCACCTTCAGGAAGCTTACGGAGGCTGTCCGCCGCTATCGTCAGCTTCACCGCACTCGCCGGTATCCCCACCACCGTCAGCCCCGCCCGTCGGCTTCCGCTCGCGCTGTCGGCGCTTGCCGATTCCGTCCGGACTTCCCGGTTCATGCTCTTTTGGTGACTCGCGCAACCTGTCAAGCACAGGGCAATCGTCACGATGAGGACAGTTTCCGGCTGTATCAATGGCTTTTCTAAGACGGGCCATCTCGCGCGTATTGCGAGCCAGTTCTTTCTTTGTTTCACAAAATTCATCTTTTAGAGGTTTTACAATATTCTCCATCAAAATGCGGGTGGCATGTTCGGCGTTATCTATGCGCATGGCCTCGGCACCGGCCTCGGCCTTCATCGCTTCCGCTTTCGCTTTTCTCACAGTAGCCCGCAAGGAGCCAATGGTCGCCACCGTACCAACCAGGCCGCCGCCAAGGATAATGTTCATAAATTCGCTCAAGTCCATACCACCCGGTTTTATTATTGATTAATACCTATTTCTTTCAACCATTCCTGCACATCGAAACTCGGGCAGGCTTTCGCTGCCAGTTCGTTGTGTCCTACAATGCGTACATCAGGAAATTTCTTGTGAAAATCCTTCACATACTTCTCCAGTGCCTTTTTTTGACAGCCGGTGCGGGTATCTTTCGGGGTCTTACCGTCTTTTTCCACACCTCCGGCATACACGATGTGACGGCTTACACCGTTATATCCCTTGGCTCCGTTGGTCACTTCCCAAGAGTCCACCTGTGCATCCTCATTGTTTTCTACCAGACGTTCCACGCCTCCGTTCAGGTGGAACAGGTCGGTATAACCAACCTGCTTCCATCCTCTTCCTCCCTGGACAACCGGAGAAGTATGCCATTTGCGGATGTCCGCCGATGATACCTCACGCCCCTCCGGAGTTGCCGTACAGTGAATTACCAAATACTTCAACTTTCCCATAATCATCATGCTTGATAGCCGCTCATCATTACCACTCCGGCATCCTCTTTTTTGGGCATACAGATGAAGTAATGGCGGAAGTTAATCAGGTTACGCTGATTCAACGGATCGTTCTTTGACTCGGAATAATACATCTTGGTGGAACCTGTTGCCTTGAAAACCCGCTGTTTGTAGAAGGCGAACGAACACGGGAATTCACCGGTTTCTGCCGTTGCACCCAATGCCTTTTTCACTCCAGCTGTAGTATAAAGCGGATTGTTGCCGTACTCATAGATTTCAAAGCCGTACAGGTTGCCTACCTTGCCGCTGTTGCGGTCAATGTTGTACTGCTCACGGAATGCCTGGCTGGTCAGCAGCAGGTCATTCACATGGTCGGGACAAAGCACCAGTCTGCGACCGTCTGACGGTACGCGCAGGGTGTCAAGGGCACGCTTCATTTCCACAAGGTCATTCACGGTAAGGCGCAGACGATTTGTAGCCGGATCTTTCTCGCCGGTAGTCTTCAGCACCGGAGTCGTTGCTGTATTTTTGTTCGCACAAAGCGCATGGGCTGCCTTGGTGAACTTCGCGTCATTGATGCTGTTGGCATGTCCCTCTTTCACACGGGCGGTCTTGTCATAACTGATTGCGTAAAGCTCATCGTCTGTAATCGGCGTGGCCTTGGTCTGGAATTTGTCCAGCTTGATGGCAATATCCTTGTCCTCCAATGCCTGCACATCAATCGGATAGGTTTTGTTGTTAATCAAGACATCCGGATCTACACCAACTTCTACCAGGTGAATCACATCGTTGTTCACGATACTGCTTTGGTCGGGGATTCCTGACAGCCAGGTTCCTTCCAGTCCGGCACGAAGCTCCTTGACAAGTTCCCCTGTCCAGATTTCCGTATAAACCCCTTCACGGAGTATTGAAGCACTCTGCGGGGTCATTCCCATAAAGGCTGCCACCGCATTCATTCCCACAGCTCCGGCCACCGGAGAGAATCCCAATACCGAAGCACACACGACACCTGTCAGCGTATTGAACAGAAGTGCCGTCAAAAGCATTACAATTTTTCCCATTGTCTTCTTTTTAAAAGTTTTCAAATTTCACAGGTCATTCCGTATTCAGCCTTGTACAAGCGCTTGTACTCCTCCGGGTTATGCTCGCGCATTTCAAGCAGCGCATCACTCGGGACATCGCTCAGTTTGGCATAGGTGGACGGCTGTGCCTGCTGCTTGCCGCCCTGATAGCTCAATACAGTGGAAATCTTCACCTGGGGCTGCATGGCATCAAGCACATTCTTCAGTTCATCGACACCTACCTTCTTGCCAAGTTCGATAAACTGTGTCTTCTTGTCTTCTCCCAGACGCTTTTCCACCACTGCCTTTTCCACAAGACCAGTGATACGGGCCAAAGTCAGCTTCCCGTTTTCTTGCTTCAGGGAATCATTCTCTGCCTTGGCTGCTTTCAGTTCATTTAAGGCTTGATTAACATCAGCCTCCGTTGCCGTTTCCGGCAGCCCCAATTGAAGGGCCAAAAGTTTCAGTTCCATTTCTTCTGTTGTTTTTTGGTTATTGATCAGTGGCAAAGGACAGTCACCATCCTTTCCCAATGTGATTTTCTTCCCATCCTTCATCAGTACGATGGCATCATCATTGGAACCTACGTCCACCAATGATACCTCATACAGCTTGCTTTTGGTTATTGTAGGGCTGGTCTGCCCCTGCAGCAAATGTTCGGGCTGGTCACTCAGTTCCAGAATGTCTATTCCGGCACTCACCATTCTCAGGCTGCCGAATTCAAACTGTTTCTTGCATCTTTTACTGAGGTCGGTTGCTTCGTCAAACACCAGTTCCCCGGTTACCTCACCATCTTCCACCCGAAGGTCCTTCACATAGCCAATCACGTTCCCGCGTTGGTGCATGTACAGCAGTACCGGGTTTCGACAATACTGCTCCACACCCATGCCCGATGTCAGCACACGGCTTCCGTAGCTGTTCAGGCTGTCGTTTGAAATTCTTACACGTTTACTCATTTTCTCATGCCACGCCTTTATGCATTGGCGCTGCAATATTACAGAGCACTTACCGGGAAGCCAAAAAAGTGTGCAAGGGTTGCACACTTCTATGAAACCGTTGCACATTATTTTGGCTGCAAGCTGATAAGCGGACAACTTTGCGAATAAATCGGGCAGGTGCAAGGAACTCCGAAGCCTGCCTTTAACCCTATTTATTATATGACAAAGGCAGAAATCGAAAAGAAAAAATCTCTTGCACGCTCATTGTTCCTTTCCGGTATGGAGCAGACCGAAATTGCAGAGAAAGTGGACGTGTCACGCGTCACCATTTCAAAATGGTGCACGGCTGACGGATGGAAAGAAGCAAGGGCGGCAAAGAACGTCACCCGGCCGGAACTGGTGAACAAACTCCTGCTCACCATTGATACACTCATTACTCAAGTCAACGAATCAAACGACCCTGCACTTGTAGCCGGTCTCGGGGACAAACTGGCCAAACTTTCGGCGGTGATCGAAAAGTTAGACAAGAAGGCCAATGTAGTGGATGTCATTGAAGTGTTCATGGCATTCTCCAAATGGATTGAATACCGTTCAACCATCGACCCGGAAGTGACTCCGGAACTGGTCAGGGCAATCAACAAGTACCAGGATCTGTATATCACCGAACAGATGGGCATAAAATAAAACGGCCATGGCAACAGCAGCGGAAAAGAAACAGGCATACGAACAGTGGAAGGAACACTGTAAAAGAGTGCAGTCCATCACGGATACGGCTTTGCTTGCCAACGAGACACCGGCACAAAAGGACAGGCGTATTCTGCGTCTGCAGGTTAACTATGCCGCATTCTGTGAATATTATTTCCCCCACTTTCTCACCTTGCGTGACAAAACCACCGGGAAAATCATACGTACCATCCACAATGCACCGTTCCATAATGCGGCAGCGGATAAAGTAAAAGGCACGCCCAACCTGAAAGCGGTGTTCATGTGGCCGCGTGGCCATGCCAAGTCCACACACATGGACATTTTTGTTCCGCTGTGGCTGATGTTCCAGCCCAAACGTCTCATCAACTTCATGGTGGTGGTCGGCAAAAGTGAAGACTCAGCCACGCGTCTGCTGGGAGATATTCAGGCAGAACTGGAACATAACCAGCGCATCATTGCCGACTTCGGCAAGCAACAGGGGAATGCTTCTTGGCAGGATGGGGAGTTCAAGGCAGCTAACGGGGTGAAATTCCTGGCTTGCGGACGCGGACAGTCTCCGCGTGGTCTGCGCGACCGGGAAGCACGTCCGGACTACATCGTCATCGATGACTTGGATGACGACGAACTGTGCCGCAATGAGAAACGGGTGCATGACATTACAGACTGGGTGAAAGAAGCCCTTTTTGGTGCACTGGATGTGGGCCGGGGGCGTTTTATCATGGTCGGGAACCTCATTTCTAAAAATTCGGTGCTGGCCAATCTCACCAAGACAAAAGGGGTACATGTATCCGTCATCAAGGCAATAGACAAGAACGGAGAACCGGTATGGCGCGAAAAATGGACGAAAGAGGAGGCGCAGGAATACAGGGATTTCGTAGGCTACCGGGCATGGGAAAAGGAGATGATGCACAACCCCATCGTGGACGGAACTATTTTTCGGGCAGACTGGATTCGTTACAAGAAACTGCCCAGACTGTCCAAGTATGAAATGCTGGTCTGCTATACCGACCCCTCTTTCAAATCGACCACTTCCAACGACTACAAGGCTTGCCGGCTTTGGGGCAAGATTGGGAAGGAACTGCACCTTATAGACTGCTACGTCCGGCAGGATACCGTTTCCGGAATGGTACGGTGGCTTTACGACCTCTACGAGCGTACACGCGATACGGCAGCCGTCCAGTTCTTCATGGAAGCGAACTTCATGCAGGATGTCATTCTGGACGAGTTTGAGGCAGAAGGAAATCTGCGTGGATACCAACTGCCCATCATGCCGGACAAACGAAAGAAGCCGGACAAGCTCCAGCGCATCGAAGCGGTGTCACCATTATGGGAACGCGGTTTCGTATTCTACAATGAGAAGTTGAAAGAATCGCCGGATATGCAGACCGGCATCGAACAGACCTTGGCTCTGGAGCGTGGCAGCCGTATTCACGATGATGCACCGGATGCCGACGAGGGAGCCATCTGGATGCTGCAGCGCAATTCAAGACAGGAGAGTTTTCAACCGGTGTTCGGCAAAAGGCCGACCGCCAAAAATATATGGTAACATGATACAGCTGATTAAAAGAATGATTTTTGCATGGCGCTATAAACGTGCCGTTGCCCGTGCTTGCAAGTATGCCAAGCTATACGGAAGAAAATACTACGTCCTGTATATGGGCGGCAAACTGAAAGTTGTCCCCAAAAGGAATATCTGCGAACTGATTCACCGCCACCGTTTCCGCAAGGGAACCACTATCCGGGATATAGAAAAAATGGCATTGTTCATCACTAAATAATAAGGTCATGTTCATTACAGAAGAAGATTACAAAGTTGTCATCGGCGACAACGCATTGAAGGTTATTTCGCAGGTAAGTCCGGAAAACCGTACCAATGCAGAAGCGGAAGCCCGGGAAGAAATTGCCGGTTATCTACGGCCGAAATACGACTGTACGGCCATTTTCTCTGCACAAGATGAACACCGGAACCGGCTCATTGTCATGTACACCTGCGACATTTCACTTTACCACATGAGTGCAGCCATGCCGCAAAAGATGGGAAGCGAGATACGCAAGGAACGATATGAACGGGCCATCAAGTGGCTTGAAGGCGTACAGGCCGGGAAAATTGTCCCTGATTTGCCCTTGGCTGTCGGAGAGGACGGGCTTCCGTCCGGAAATTCATTTGTTTACAGCTGTCAGAAGCAGCTTCATCATAACTGGTAGGACTATGGATATTAAAGACTTTTTCAGCGGTATGTTTTCCAGTAAACCGAAAAACGTACTGCAAACGCCATACGGCAATTTTAATCTGGCCAAGGGGAAAGACATCAAGCGGGTGCAGAAAATGGTCATCGACCTGCAACGCACCACCGATGCACTCACCCGGAAGGACATCAAGAACTGGCGCGATGCCTGGCAGTATGCCATCAATGTGGACAGCCCCAGCCGCCAGCGCCTGTACGACATCTACCGGGACGCGGAAATAGATCTTCACCTCTCCGGGTGTGTGGAGCAGCGCAGAGGTTTTGTCATGGCACGTTCGTTCAAAATCGTGGATATGAAAGGGGATGAGAACGAGGAAGCGGTTCATTTCTTTGACCAGTCCTGGTTCAAGCAGCTCATGCGCTATGCCCTTGATTCAATCTACTGGGGGCATTCGCTCATCGAATTGGGCGACCTTTGCACTGACGGCGACGGCTGCATCTGTTATTCGGATGTGAAGCTTATTCCGCGCAAGCATGTCATTCCTGAGTACGGACGTGTCATAACCGACCTCGGGCAGGACTGGACTACCGGTATAGATTACCGCCAGCCTCCTTTTTCCGACTGGCTCATTGAGGCCGGCAGACCTGACGACCTCGGGCTGTATCTCAAGGCTGCTTCACAGACTATCCCCAAAAAGAACATGCTAGCCTTTTGGGACACCTTCGGGGAAATATTCGGAATGCCCATGCGCATAGCACGCACTACTTCACGCGATCAGAAAGAGATTGACCGTCTCGACCAAATGCTGCGTGAAGCCGGAACCGCCCTCTCTATGGTGGCAGGAATGGAAACCGAAATCGAGTTTGTGGAAAGCGGCAAGGGAGATGCATTCAATGTCTATGACAAGCGCATCGATCGGGCAAACTCCGAACTGTCTAAGCTTATCATCGGGCAAACGATGACCATTGAGGACGGAAGCAGCCTCTCACAGTCTGAAACGCACCTTGAAGTGTTCCAGAACCTCGTGGAAAGCGACTGTGATATGCTTCGGGATATAGTGAACAACCAGCTCATTCCGCGAATGGTGCGCCATGGGTTCCCTGTCAAAGGGCTGCGCTTTGATTGGGACTACTCCATTGACTACACACCCGAACAGCAGAAAGCCTACGAAGAAATGGTACTGCAGCACTACAAGGTGAAGCCACAGTACTTTGAGGAAAAATACGGCATTCCGTGCGAGGAGAAGGAGCCGAAGGAAGAGCCGGACCCGACAGATCCGAAAAAAAATAAAGACGGCAAACCGGCTGAAACGCTGTCTCGTTTTTTCGACTGAGCCCCGATGATTATTCGGGGCTGCACCAGCGATATTCCCAGTTGTTGGAAAACAGGAAGCCCATCCTGCAGGCGGGAAAAACGGAGGACATCGAAAAAATGGCCAAGGAATGGGCTTCAATAATCAAGAACAAAGAAGCCAGAAAAGATGCGGAAGATGCAGCCCGTATTATCTTGGAACATGGCATCAAGCTTCCCAGACTGCTTAAAAAGAAAGGGGGAAAAACTTCCGGGGGAGAATACCGGGCACCCATGTTTGAGGGGGATGACGGTATTCTGTATTTCAACGAACTCCGTGAACGAGACTACAAATCGTACAAGGAAAAGAAAATGCGGTACCGCTCAGGTGCACAGGATAACACATTCCTTCATGAACTGGGTCACCACATCGATGCGCTGCTGGAACCCAAAGCTTACAGCATGGTAGAGCACCAGTGGAACATGGAGAAGGTGAACAGGGAACTTATCGAAAAGGAACTATCCAGATATGCCCTGGAGAACCGGGCCGAGTTTGAAGCCGAGCTGATCAGCGCAACACTCAGGGGGAAAACATTCTCCAAAGAACTGCTGTCATATTCCAATCTGCATAATCCAGAGCAGAATGAAGGAATAGCAAAAACCTTGCTGCAGTATGCATCCGGAAAAGATATATGCACACCGGTTGACCTGGTACGTGAAAAGTTCGAACGCATGATGAAGGTACTGTTCCGGCAGGAAGGGGCAAGTCTTGAAATAGGTATCCTGGCATCCGAAGAAGCGCAGGATTTTATAGAGACTCATTCTTCTGTCCTGAACGGATCATTCCGGCAGGTGGAAATGTCCGAGGCCATGCGCAAGCGGCTGGAGCGCTCCAACTATGTATTCTCCGGCTTGAAGACCTTCCATGAACTGAATGAAGCCTTTCCCTCCTTGTTGGATGAGAACGGCAATAGAAAGACGTTCGAACGCTTTTTGAATGATGTCCGGAAGATCGACGAAACATACAATTCAAACTATCTACGGGCTGAATTCAACTTCGTACAGGCTTCAGCTGAAATGGCGGCCAAATGGGAACGGTTCATGCAGGACGGCGACCGCTATTATCTGCAGTACCGCACGGCCGGGGATGCAAAGGTACGTCCCACCCATGCAGAAATGGCCGGCATTACACTCCCGGCTTCAGACCCGTTCTGGGAAGAATTCTATCCGCCTAACGGATGGGGCTGCCGCTGTTCCGTAGTCCAGGTACGCAAATCCAAGTATCCGGCTACGGATCATGAAGAGGCTATGGCAAGAGGAGAGTCAGCTTTGGAACTTGACAAGAAAGGTATGTTCCGGTTCAATGCAGGCATGGAACAAAAGACGATGCCCGACTATAACCCATACACCATCAAGCGCTGTAAGGATTGCGACATAGCGAAAGGAAAACTGAAGCTGGCAAAGAATCCTATTCCTGACAATGAACTCTGTGAGGCATGCCAGAAAATACATCAGTGCTGGGCTAAAAGAAAGGAGGAAGAACCTGAAACATTCACACAATGTGAAACAAAGAACGGAATATTACGGGTCAGTTCAAAACATGGAAAGACCGAAAAGAAAGAAAATGTACGGGTGGGAATGTACTTAGCCGAAAAGCATGGTTACGAAATTGACCTTATAGGCAATCCGCCAGACCGCAAATCGGCTGACAGTTTCAATAACACGCTGGGAGTATTTCAGGAATACAAGGTAAATGTAACGCCTACGAAGAATTCCATAGATAACCTGATTCGGGATGCCAAGAAACAGGCTGATGACATCGTGCTTTGGATAGATTCGGATATTTCTTTAGGAGACTTACGTGATGCCATTACAAGCCGTGTGAAAAGGGCTGGAAACATAAAGTCTTTGACAATAGTAAACAACGGAAAAGATGTAACCTATTTACGTGAAGACATGATTAAAGACACCTGGGAAATAAAACAGGCAGATTTCAAATAAAGAAACCTGCCTGAGTCGGGGTCCAAACCCGAGGGCAAACCATCTGGGAATGAACCACTGCAAATATACAAAACAATTTTCAAAAACAACTCATTATGAACAAAATTATCGAATTTCTCAAACAAAGCAACCGCTATAAGCACCTTATTGGCGGTCTTCTTGTAGGATTTGCCGCCCTCAATCCGTGGACGGCTCTGTATGCATCCATTATCGCTGCCTCCTGTCTGGAGCTCAAAGACAAACTGAAAGGAGGGCTTTGGGACTGGATAGACTGGTCTCTTACCGTCATCGGCGGCATATTGTCGGCCCTATTTTGGTGGATAGTGTAATGCTTTAACTCATTTTGCCTGTTAAATCAGTAACTTTGTACCCGGTGGAGCTTCCCGATAGTCCGTGTGGTCTATCGCGGGTACAACAATGCGAACGCGAATGGCGGTGTATCGAATGCGAATGCGAATAACGATGCTTCGAATGCGAATTCGAATATCGGCTCGCGTCTGGAAATCTAATTGTTCGGCGTACAGTACTGGAGACGTGTCCCCAAAACGGTGCCGAGGGAAGTAAGCCACAGCAACAGCATCTAAAAAGGTGGAAAGCTGAAAAATCACGCGTCGGGTGGAGTTTGGTAGGTCATTTACTTGATTCGAAGAAGTCAGGCCCGGGGAAAGGAAGGCCCTTATCTTCCGTTACAAACAAACAGCAGAACCATATGCGCAGAGAAGGTCATATCATTGAAGAAATCATCGAATACTCCAATATGTCGGAGGCGTTCGATGCCGTATTGCGTGGAACCGACCGTAAGAAATCACGCCAAGGGAAAGAACTACTTGCATGCAGGGAAGAAGTCATCGTTGAGCTTACGGCTGCACTTGCGGACGGCTCATTCCAACTTGGTGGATACCATGAGACGGAAATCAAAGAATATGGCAAAAGTCGCATCCTGCAGATTTTATCCATGTATGACCGCATCGCAGTATATGCCGTAATGAACGTGGTGGACCGTCACCTGCAGAAACGTTATATCCGGACTACCGGAGCTAGCATTAAACGACGTGGCACTCATGATCTGATGAACTGCATACGTACCGATTTGCAAAAAGACCCGAAGGGCACGCTGTATGCCTACAAGTTTGACATCCGCAGGTTCTACGACAATGTGCGGCAGGATTTTGTGATGTGGTGCTTCCGCAGGGTATTCAAGGACGAAAAGCTGTTGGTACTGCTGGAGCGGTTCGTGACACTGCTGCCCAAAGGCATCAGTTTTGGACTGGGCAGCTCACGAGGGGCAGGCAACCTGCTTCTGTCTGTATTTTTAGACCACTATCTGAAGGATAAGTACGGGGTTCGTTATTACTATCGCTATTGTGATGACGGACTGGTACTCGGTAAAACGAAAGCGGAATTGTGGAAGATTCGTGATATGATTCATGGGCAAATGGAAATAATAGACTTGGAAATTAAGCCGAATGAACGGGTGTTTCCTGTAGAAGAAGGCATTGATTTCCTTGGCTATGTTATCCGTCCTGACTATGTGAGATTGCGGAAACGTATCAAGCAGAAGTTTGCCCGGAAGATGCACGAGGTAAAATCGAGAAAAAGACGGCGGGAACTGATTGCCAGTTTCTACGGCATGACGAAACACGCCGACTGTAATAAGTTGTTTAAAAAATTAACAGGCAAAGAAATGAGAAGTTTTAAAGACTTGAATGTCGCTTACAAGCCGGAAGACGGCAAGAAGCGATTTCCCGGAGTGGTGGTAAGCATCCGGGAACTGGTAAACTTACCGATTGTAGTGAAGGATTTTGAGACCGGTATCAAGACCGAGCAGGGGGAAGACCGCTGTATTGTGGCCATCGAAGTGAACGGCGAGGCAAAGAAATTCTTCACCAACAGCGAGGAAATGAAGAATATTCTCGCACAAGTGAAAGAAATGCCGGATGGCTTTCCGTTTGAAACGACCATCAAGACAGAGACCTTCGGCAAAGGTAGAACCAAATACGTGTTTACATGAGAAGAGTTGAAGGAAGTGCCGGCGTTCAGCTGATGGAATGCACGAACCCGGTTAAAGACAAATGGCGCATCCGCTGGGATGTGCAGGAAAAAGAGGATGGCTCAGCATCCTATATGGAAGAGGAGTTCAGCCATAAGCCCACTGATGAAGAAATCCGCACATTGGTTATGTCCTGGTATAACAGCCAGACTGATGCAGCTATCCTGTCCGGATTCGTGTATAAGGATGCCCCTGTATGGCTTTCTACAGAAAACCAGTACAACTATAAGGCAGCATACGACTTGGCTGTTCAGACGGGCGGAGGGACCCTTCCAGTTACATTCAAATTCGGTTCGGATGAGCAAGCCGAATACCATACCTTTGATAATTTGGATGAATTGAAGGACTTCTATACGAAAGCGGTAAGGTATATCCAGAAGGCTCTGGCTGAAGGCTGGAAGAAGAAGGATAAGTTCAATTTGGAATTATACCGGATTGAATGATTGACAATCCCACGGGGGAGGGATAAAAAAAGCCCCCGGCCTGTTAATTAGTCGTCTCACTTACTTATTAACACCAAAAACGCAGAACCGCGCGACCGGGGGCAAATACCCTCGCTCGCGGTTCTGCGTTTTTTTTAAGATGTACGCATAAAGCGCATAAATAAGTGAGACAGTGCAAATGTACAAAATTTAACTGGATATGAAAGTAATTGAGATACTAAAATTGAACAGTGAGCTTTTAAAAACATGCCATTACATGGGCATACGACCCGATGATGTGCAATATATAGAACTATATAATGAATATAACAAGTTGCATACCAATGGTGAAAAAGTGTCTTATATCGTAGCAACGCTTTCCCTACGATATGGCATCAGTGAACGAAAGGTATATGACCTGATCAGGCGTTTTAAAACCGACTGCAATTTGTGTGCAGTGTAATCAGGACTTCCTCCCACTAAAGGCAAACTCCCCTACCCTACCTTTGTATCGCAATAAACAACATTCATATCATGAACAAATATTATCAAATCTTATGCAAGGTGCTTTCATCCGGAAAGATGCAAAGCAATAAGAAAGGGAATATCCGCTACCTACTGAATGAACAGCTGACGCTGCTCCCTGCCGACCTTCTGGATATATTCGAAGGGCATACCATAGCGCGGAAGAAGTTAAAAAACGAATTACAACTGTTTATGAGAGGCGAGCGCAACGTGGAAAGATACAGAGAGGTCGGCATCAACTGGTGGGACTACTGCGGCTCAATCCTTGTGAACAGCTACCCAACTTATTTTGAAAAACTGCCGCCACTCATCGAACGCATAAACAGGGAAAAAAGGAACAGCAAGAACTATATACTGTTTCTCGGATCTACAGGAACAGAAAGTAACCAGGCTCCATGCCTTAGTCTTGTTCAGTTCCAGATAGAGCAAGGAGAACTGGTCATGACCGCCTATCAGCGAAGCAGTGATGCAAATTTAGGACTGCCGGCAGATATTTATCATTTGTACCTAATATCAAGGCAGATTGAGTTGCCGCTAAAATCCATCACCCTGAATCTGGGGAACGTGCATATTTACGAAAACAACATCGACAAAACAGAACAACTGCTTGCCGGCAATGAAAATGTAAAATTTGAATTGAACGTATGAGAAAAAAGATGTATCTGTCAGCCCCTCTCCCATTTGTCGGGCAAAAGCGCATGTTCGCCAAGGAATTCATGAAAGTGCTGGAACAATATCCAGATGGGACATTGTTTGTTGACTTATTCGGTGGTTCTGGACTATTATCTCACATTGCCAAATCCCTCAAACCCCACTCTACTGTTATCTATAATGACTTCGATAACTACCGCTTCCGCATGAAGCATATTCCGCAGACAAATCAGTTGCTTGCTGACATTCGCGAAATGGTAGGGAATTCCGTACCACGTCATAAAATCATTAAAGGAGAACTGCGTGAACGAATATTCAGCCGCATCGAGCAGGAAGAGAATACCACCGGATATGTGGATTTCATTACCCTCTCCTCCTCTATCTTGTTTTCCATGAAATACAAACTGTCTGTTCAGGATATGCGGAAGGAAGCTTTATACAACAACATACGTAAGACCGGATACCATGAATGTACGGACTATCTTGAAGGGTTGGAAATCGTATCCTGCGATTACAAGGAAGTGTTCAACCGGTATAAAGATATTCCTGGGGTAGTATTTCTTGTTGATCCGCCCTATCTGTCCACTGACGTAGGGACCTATAACATGTACTGGAATATGGCCGACTACCTGGATGTGCTGAATGTACTGAAGGGACATTCATACGTATATTTCACTTCCAACAAATCTTCAATTCTGGAGTTGTGCGAATGGATAGGTAGAAATAGGGATTTGGGTAATCCTTTTGAAAACTGCACAAAGGTGGAATTCAATGCTCACATGAATTACAGTTCTTCTTACACGGATATGATGCTTTACAAGAAAGAGGCCGCCTGATGGCGTTTACTTTGCCTGTATTGAACAGAAAAGCCGCAGACGGTAATTTATACGTCCACGGCTTTCCCTTTCTAATAAAGACGACTATTGCATCCGCTTGATGGTCACACACTGGTACACCTCAATACTTTCCACAATATCCTCATGGTTGTGATTGGTATCACTCTCCACCAAATCCAGTTCCAGAAAGGTTCCCCCACTCAAGCCGGCAAGCCGGGCATGAATCAGCCCGGGCAGGTCAAACACCTTCAGCGCATCTTCCTGCAGCTCGCTTCCATCAGCACTCGAACCTTCCCAGTCTGTCACGATGTGCAGCTTGATCAAAGGTTCTGCCCGGTATTCCACACCGGGAACAATCGCATTCCACTGTATAGGGCAGAATTCCACAAAGACAGCCGGACGCTCCCAGTTCTCTTCCTGCTCGATGAACTCCACATTGTGGTTCCACAAGTCTATGTGCTTGATAAGGTCAATGGCCTTCAGTTCGCTGCAAAGCAGCCGATAAAGTTCTTTTCTCATTTTCTTATGATATTATATTCAATGGTGAAATACTCTGTTAGGTTCTCTTCTACAATCTCACGGACGGCTTTTTCCACTTCAGGCGATGTACCGAGGAAACGGCGGCGGGGTATCTTGATGGTGCTTCCTTCTTTCTTTAAAGCCATGAACATCCAAAAATCGGCTTCTGTATCAAGCCTGGCATTTCGTTTGTCTTTCCGCAGTTTTCCGTCCTTCCTTCTCCCGAACGACCCGGTGGTCTCATAATACTTATGCCAGAAGAAACGCTTCATCCGCCCTGTCACCACTATTTCACCACCATCATTATGAATGGCCGCATAGGGCAGAGAAGTAAAGAAGGTAATGCTGTTTTCCGTCGTCCGGCTCCCGATACTTTTCCGAAGCGCCCCGGTATCTGTCAGTATGGCTCTGCCTTCATCCCGGATGGGACTTTTCCGTCGCTGCCATTTCTCACTGAAAAAAGCCTGCCGTTCGAAGTTCTTGTCAAACTCATCACTCATTTCCACCTGAATATCTTTCAGTATCCGGGCCACTACTTTTTTAACGTCTTCGTTCATTCCCAGTCAAAGTTAAATTTCAATTGTACCGTATCGTCCGGCAAATCGTTTTTAGGGTCTGCGGACGCTTTAAGCATATTGTAGAATGTACGCTCACTAATAGCATACACAGGATATATGTACCGCCGCCATATTTCACGGTTCGGTACACCGTGACTGGCATAATGGTCATATATCCTGTTTACTTCTGCTACACGCTTCTGATAACTTACTCCGTGCCGCTTTCCCATATAGGTTTAATCGTTCATAGATGGTTTTACTTTAGGTTTATAGGGACGGATGTCAAGCGTCATTTTTGCGCTTACCGTTACCCGGCCACTTCCTTCGCACTGTCTGCAGACTTCCTCAACGGTTTCGCTTCGCTTCTTTCCAAAGATCCGAGAGGGATATTCTACAACTTTCTTCACTTTACCTGTACCGTGGCAAGCACGGCACAGGGCTACTTTCGGAGATTTCTCCACTTCTTGTATCATAGTTCTATAATTTATGATTCTGTCATTCCCAGAGGGATAGGTTTCCACATTCCGTTTTCGTTCTTGATTTCAGCACGGATGAACTGTTTGCTCACTTCCGGCTGGTAGGCTTCCTCAATGATGCGTACACCTTCAATGAAACGTTCATCTCCGGTTTCCATGGCCACTTTGCGAAGCTGCACAATGCGTGAAGCCTTCAGCGTACCCTTGGCATCACGGGCCAACAGACGAAGCACCATGCTCACCAGTGCCTTGGTCTTTTCATCTTTGGCCAAGCCTTCGATATATTCCTTCACAATGGCTATACCGTCTTCCACCGTGTCACGGTAACCGTCGGTCACATACACACCCAGCGTGATTCGTTTGTCGCCTTCACTGTTAGTAAAGGTATGGCTGCGCTGGTCATCCTTCACCTTGGTCTTGAAAAGGTCTGCCTTCATTTCCAGAATGGTTTTGAAGTTGTCCATCACAGTCTGCTTGCTTGCCTTGATCTGCTCACTGATGCCCAGCAGTACCGGAATGGAGTTAGCTATCTCCTCATCCACCATCTGTTTGTACATTTCGCGGTCATTCTTGGCTTTTTCCTCTGCCGCTTTCTTTGCTTTTTCTCTCTGGAAGGCTTCAAATTCCGCCTTTTCCTCTGCCGTCATTACCACGGTCGTTTGTTTCATTTCTTCCATGATTCTTGTTTTTGGGGTTATTGGTTTTCATAATCCTGCATTTCAGGTTCGTCTTCCATCAGCATAGCCTCTCCGTTGGCGTATGCCCAGTCAGCCAGTTCGCTATAAAACTCGGCTGCATCTTGCTTCTCCATATCAGAGGCAAGCAGGTTGATTTCCTTTTTCAGATTCTCTAAAATCTTTGTGTTTCTATTTTCCATATCCTATCAGTTTGCCGGAGCATCAGGGTCAATCTGAATGAGTGATACCATGCTCACGGGGTTAATCGTTTGCTTTTCTTTCTTGGGCTTCAAGCCGCCTTTCCGTTGTATGGACCGAAGCTTTACCGCCAGTTCATCCAGTTCGTCCACCGTAATCTGTCTGAACGCCTTGCCGACTATTCGGGGATTACTGCAGAAGTCATTGATTCGTGCCCAGTCGGATGTATCTATGCCCAGCTTCTGCATCAGGTTCAGACAGAGACTCCGTTTCCGCCGCAGCTCCTCACGCAGCTTCTGTCTCCATTCGTCTTGTCCGCTCAGCTTCTCCAGAGCCGTACAGCAGGCTTCATACTCCTTGGCTGTCATTTCCTTCAGACTGTCCGTCCGGTTCCACGTGTACTGCTGCACAATGCTTTTCTTGAATTCTTCCCGGTCTCCTGTACAGGGCAGTTTCTTGAACAATGCGTAGAACCGGGCGAAATTAGTTACTCCCTGTGCCATATCATTTGCCATTAAGAATCATTTCACATTCAGTTGATTTGGTACTGACACGATAAATTATCTTATCCGTCTTCACTGATTTAGCTTTGTATTCAGCCTCAATTTGCCCAGCAAATATCTTTTTGAATTCAGCACCCATTTTAGAAAGTATTTCCTTGTTGTACTCCCCGCAAAATCCTATTCGTGAAGATTGGATTTCACGAATATTTCCTCTATATACCGTAGCAGTCAACGTCATCACCACAACACCGGTTTCCATTTTTATTTTTCCCATATCGACCATTTTTACTCAAACAATACTTTAATGCCACATGAACTGGCCACATCAAGCTCCAGTTTAGCACCTTTGCTCAGTTCCCAGTCCTTCAGCATATAGATATACTCACAATCCAGCAACAGGCGTATATCCGCCCGCATGTGCTCTCTCCAGTGCGCTTCATCCGGAAGTCCGTTTTTAAATGGATTCACCGGATTGAACCCCATAGCACGCAATCTGTTTTCAGCATCGAGGAACGCACCTTTGCGCTCATCGATATTGTAGTGGGCTATTGCCCCACTGATGTAAACTTTGTCTTTTTCCATATTACTTCTTTTTGATGTTGACTTTACAACTTGGATTCCAAATCAGCACATTACGTGCAAATAATACATCACCCGTTTCTATTACGACATGACCGGGCGTTTTCGCTCTTCTCACTTTCAGGTCACTTTGGATGTTTCGCTCCAGCCAGTCATCCAACACTGCCCTGCTGGAACTTCCGTCCAGCAGAATCTGGAACACTTCTGTTCCGGTGTAGCTTTCAAAAGCCTTTTCGTTACTATCCATAATCACTTTGGTAAATTATTACTTGTTTGAATGATTCCGTCCTCCCATACCACATAATAGCTTCCCGGGTCTCCAATGGCGCGGCCTTGACAATAAGCTTTATAACCGACCACTCGAATCTTCATATCACAGATATATTTCAATCTTACAGCACCGCCACCCATTGGTTGGCTCTTCTTTTCCTGGCTGATCCAGATGAAACATTTCTTCGGAAAGGTTTCCATCAGTTCCACAGCCTGCGGATAGTCCCATCCGGCCACCTGAAAGGAATCAATGATGATGAACTTCGGGCTTTTCGGTTTTTTCAGTCGGGCAATCACTTCCTCCAGGCTACCTTCTGTCACCACGCGAAACTTACCCTGCACCTCATTCATCTTCAAATAACCCATACGCCGTTGGAAACTTTGGTTGATTTTCTCTTCGTAACTCATGTACAGCACCGGCCCATAGTTACACAGTTCCTTTCCAAGCTGCATTACAAAGCTGCTCTTCCCGCTGGCACTGGCACCACTGATGAACCACGAAGCGTTCTCTGCCGGAAACCCGAAAGGTTTGCTCCATTTCTCATTCCACGGCAGAGTAACCCATTTCTTGGCAGCTATTTCCTTCGGACTGTACGCACGCTTCATTATTCCGCTGTCATTTTAAGTTTTTCAATCTCAGTATAGACTCTTCTCAAACCACCGCGTGTCTTCCGTACAATCTGGGCTATATCAGCACCTGCTGGAGCATTTACCTTGGCCACAATACGTGCCTGGTTGTTCAAGAACTGTTCGCGCTCCTTGCCATCATCCGGAGTCACCTTGCTGTACCGGTCACCATAACGGCTCAACATTTCGGTATAGCCCACCTTCTTACATTCTATGGAGCGGTTGATTTTCTCTTTCAATCCGTCTGCCCCCATCATGTACCAGGCGCAGCAGCGTTCAGTGGCATTCCACAAGGCCTTCAGTTCAAGGAAAGCTTCATACTGCAGGTCGCCTGCTTCATCGAGGATGATAAGCGGGGTTTCCATAGAACGGAGGTAATATACCAGATCTTCATACACATCAGAATACTTTCCCTTACTGTCCACACCAAACTCTGCAGCAATCTTGCGAACCAGTTTCAATTTGGTCTTTACCTGCGAGCAGTCGATATAAACTGCATTCTTGTGGCTCTGCACATAATAACGTGCCGTGAAAGTCTTGCCAATATTGGGCATGTCGCACAAGATACCCGACAGGCTGGACTGCTGTGAAAACTCCAGCTGGGCTGTGATATATTCAAATGTCGGGGTCTTGGCTGCTTTCCATTCCATTTCACCACGGAGGTTCACCCCTAATTTCCGGGCAATGCTTATCCAGTTGGCATCGCTCAGGGCTTTGTCTGTCTGTCCGTTTTTGATTGCACTGTACACAGACGTACTGATGCCCAAGGAGGCAGCATGCTTGGCATCACTGGGATAGTTCACACGGTTGCCGGCTATCGCTGCTATAATCTTCTGTTTTTGCGCTTCTGTAATCATAATTCTAACGCTATTTTAATGTTGCTCTAATTCTGTTCTTACATATCACTGATGGCTCTCATTGCCTCGCTTATTCCGGAGTGCCATTCATAATCAGATTCCGGATCTGCCGACAAATCGGTTGGCAAATCATCGGATAGTTCCACCGGGGGAAGTTCCAGTTCCTCTTCCTGATCATCCGTTGGCTGATCAGGTGTACCGGTGCCCACCTTGCCGATGGCGTGGTCATTGAGGTATTTGCCGAAATGACTTACAATCTTAGCCTGCTCTGTATAGGCTACCCGGTCTTCTTCGGTCTGTTCTGCCATCACCCGGTTGTAAGTCACTACCGGACGAACCTTGTCAAGGTAGCGGTCGTTCTGGTACAGGAAGACATCCGTAGGCTTGCCCTCTTCATCCGGCAGATAGTAAGCCGTCACCTTGCGGTTGTTTGGTTCCAGCTGCTCCAGCACTTCCGGACCGCTCAGCCACCAGTCCGCATTTGCCACACGTACTGTGGAATTTCTACGAATACTGGTATCTACCTTTTCTCCGATATATCTGCTCAAGGTCAGTTTATCAAGCGGCCGAAGGGTCGGATTGATCTTGGCTACGAGCACATCCCAACGGGTCATTCCGGGATATTTCTTTTGATTGGGGTGAAGCGTATTGTTCCATTCTTCACAATCGCGCCTATCGTCCGCCACAAGCTCCTCAAACGTATAATACTTTCTGTCTTCCCAGGTGTGGTTGCTGCTGTCACTCACTTTCTTCTGGTCCACCCGCCGTGCACCTTTGTTATGCCAGCGGCCAATGGCTTCATGGTTCTTATGTGCTATGGTTGTCTTGAACGCACCGTTCAGAGCTTCAGCATATTTCTCCTGTGAGTTCTGTGGGGAACAGAAATGCACAAACTTAAATACCTCACCTGCCTTCAGGAATCCTTCTTTATACTTGCTCATCAAGTGCTGCTCCACCTCAATACCGGCTGGAATACCCCATCCATTGCGTTCGATGAGCCGGAACATATCACGGAAACAGTCCACTACCAAGGCATCATCCTTATCCCGCCCGTAGGCCAGCCCGATACGGCACTGGCTCACCACATCATAAGCATAATAGGCATGCACATACTCGCCGCCTTTCATCCGACGCGGCAAATCCACGTCATCCATCGTTATTTGTGACAGGGAGAACTCACCACCATGGCGGTGCATGTGCGGCATTTGCTCATGATAGAATTCCATACGTCCACGCAAGGCTTTTTCTATCAGCAGCTGGCTTGCCGGGTTGTTCAGTATGTTCCGGATAGTGCTTTCGCTCAGTTCTTTCGGCTCCCCGTTCTTGTCGGTAAAGTTTTCCGAGTTGAATATCTCCCCTGTTTCAAGATCCCATACTTCCAGCTCTCCGCATACAAATGACAGATACATTTCATGCACATCGCTACCGTATGGTTGGTTGGGAAGTACTTTCAAACTCATCACCAGGCGTTCGTCCATGTGAGTTACCTTTCGTTTGTTCTGGTTGCCGAATTTTCCGGTTATCAGACATTCGTAACCGTACTGCTTGTATTCGTTCACTTTCTTGCGGAAACGCAGGGTACTGGCAGGAAGGTCATGACCAAAGTCTTCGCGTAAGGTCTCGATGGTAGTGGCCATCATGTCCCAGTTATATTTTTCACCCATCAGTTTGCGGTAATCATTGCTTCTGTTATAAAGCTTGATACAAGTATTCAGAACTGAAGCATTCACCGCATATTTCCGGGCAAGTTCGTCTGTAGCTCTGTTGCTGGAAGAATGGGAAGCCCAATCCAAAAAATAGGCTACTGCAGCCTGATCCAGCACATAGTTTGATAGTATCCAGTGGCGGAGTGCCTGCTCTGTTCCACCGGGGTTGTCTTCCTTCACCCGTTCCAGACACTCGGTAGGCAGACTATTGAGGGCGACCAACGCGCAATTTCCAGCAGCACCTCCACCACGGCGCACCACCTTGATACGGCCACGGTTCACCCAGTTTCTGTAGCAGGATTCGGTGATATAGCCGCCATCAATAAGCTCGCGTGCAGAAATACACTGTATGTTACCGTAATACACCAACATAGCCACCTCCTATCTCAATGCCGATGCAAATGCTTGGATTTGGTTAATATCAGCAACCATCACATGCTCGTAAGTCTTCACCGTTTCCCCCTTGAAAATTACCTGCCCACTGCCGTCTTTACGATCAAGCTCTATTAAGGCACCGTTCGGACAGTACTGACGCATCACATTGTCATAATCATGGAAAGTCTCTATTTCCGGGATAACAACCATCACAATACCGCCACGATCCATGGCCAACTTACGAATCTTTGCAGAAAGTTCGGAGTTGCCACGACGGTCATCAAACCGAATAGCGTTATAAACAGTCTTCTCTGTCACGTTGAGCGCCTTTGCGATAAAGTCGCGGTCAGCTTTCGTAATGTGAATGTACCTCTTGTTCATATCTCACTTGTTTTTAATATTATAAATTGTTATATTTGTTGCGTTTTCTAAAATGAACACATAATGAAGTATGTTATAAGAATATTGATTCCAGACTGCACCGAACCCAGCTATATCGAGAAATATAAGCGAGACCTGTCAGCTTTTTGCCGAGTTGCTCAAATTCGCAAGCCGGTACCGCAGTCCCTGCCAAGTGGGGATGCTCTCGTAATAGACTTAAAAGGTCTTTCCGAACATAAACAACTTCTGTGGCTCCACATACTGTGCGATCTTGCGGCATTGAACCATCATTATATTGTCGAACTCTATCCTCTACCAGATGACTGGCCACTTCAAGAGGTGTATTGACTGTTTCTTTCATATCTCACTTATTTTAATGATTAATATTGGAGGGAGTCCGGGGAATCGAACCCCGGCGCAAGAACCATGCACTCCCGTGTGTCTCTCCACACCGTCACCCGTCTCTTAACGCCTTCCGGGTCGTCACGCTGGGTTATCCTGAGTATCTTTATCTTCTTGTTTCTTCTGTTCGTGCCACCTTAGTGTCTGAAACGCATCATAGTTCATCACGAGTAAAGATGTATATGATTCATCTCGGAACCTTTCATTCTTGTTAGGTACTGCATCCTTGATTTCATTAAGAACATCACCAACCGCACTGAGGAGTTTTTCCAATGTTTCCGGTTTTACCTTTTTCAATAATGTCTCTTTCATAATCTTATACTTAAAAATCGCTAATCACACGCCTTTTTTGTATCTTTGGCGCGGTGTTCTTTTTTGAACACGTCACAAAGATAGTATGAATATCTCATACTTCAAAACAATTTAGTGTAATTTTTCATACTTAAAAGCAAAGATGAATGAAAATCTCAGATTCATAAGCATAATCGACGAATTGAAGTCTAAAGGTGTGATTGCCGACTATGTACAAGTTGCAGCCAATTTACAAACTAATAAAGCAGGGATTAGCGATATAAAATCCGGGAGAAAGAAATTATCTATCGACCTACTTCGTCGTATGAAATTATCATACCCCAATATTAATATAGAATGGGTTATTATGGGTGAAGGAGAAATGTTTCATACGGATACACCCGCCTCAAACAAGCCCCAAACCCCGGAACTCTCCTCTCTCCTTGCCTTAATTCGCGAAAAAGAAGAAATCATCAGGGAACAAGATAGAGAAATCGGACGCTTAGAGGAACGAATCCGGCAAATGACAATCGAAAAGGAAAAACATGTATCGGATGCGTCCATTTCCGGTACTGCAAATGTCGGGTAGGCGGATTTACTGTTACCATACACTGGTGATGGGAAACGAAGCGTACCCCCTATCATCCCCCATGATGTCCCCCTCCCAAGCAATCCCCCTCCCCTACCTTCATATATGGGTATAAAAACACTGATATTGGGGCATTTAAAAACTAAAGCGTGAAAAATGATAGGTTTTTAAGGGGGGGCTATCAAATAAAAAACGAGGGGTATTTTTAAAATTATAGTATTTTAGTACGTCTGTATCGCACACCGCCAAAACCCTATTTTGAATATCCAGTTCTATAAAAGTGAATATCCACTTTGAATATCCACCTGAATATCCAGCGTCAAAAAAACCGATTTCAAGCACAAAAAAGGGAGGTATAACCACCTCCCCACACCGGATCATTCTAAAGCCATTTTTATTGCGTTTTTGGCCGCTTATTATTCGTCTGACAGATTTCCACTACGCCCGCAAGAAATGAGCGTAGATTGCTTTATTATAGCCTTTTTGGTGCATATAGTGCCGTTCCCAGATAATCCTGCATGCAGCAAATAATTCTTCGTTGCACCCACCTGTTCAGCTGTAAAAATGGTATAAACCGCCGAAATACTGCTGAAATACCAATCTTTCCGCTTTGTTCCTTCTATTCCGTGCGTCAAATGCACATGTATTACCTTTGCCATACTAATAATATTTTAGCACAAATATACTAAATAACTATTATATGGAATAAATTAAGCAATATTATATCAAATAATCAGGTACAAAAATAGCAGCCGCAGCTGCCATGCACTCCCCCACCCAAATCAACCATGTAAGCCCTATGTAAACCCAATTAAACTTATCTGCAAATCTGTATGCCTAAAAAGCATCTAAATGTAGCTGCAAATTAAACCCACGTAAACGTTTCGTTTTGCAGAGCCAACCACTCACATCTTGCACAACCTTTTGTATATCAATAGGTTTGATGTCTTTTTCTCCCAACCCTCAATATACGTTTCGTTCTGTGCCCCATAC